AGCGGTGGCAGCGGACGGCGGATCAGCAGCTCCCAGGGGAACCAATGCTCCACCAGCAGCGCCAGCGCCGCCACCAGCGCCGCAGCTAATAAATCCATGACGTGCACTCCCAGGAAATCTGATCGGCGGTTCGTCTGTCCAGCTCGTCCGGCGGAGCGGGACGCTCGATCCGGTCATCCAGCAGCTCAGGCAGGAAATCCGCGGGATCGTCGAACGGACCGTAAAAAATCCCAACTTCCTGACCATAGTCCTGCCAGCCGAATACCTCCCCGAACGGGTATCCGGTATCAGATCCGGGCTTGAGTTCGATCGGCTCTCGATCGATTGAAAACGGCTGGAAATAGCGGCGGTTGACAGCCTTCCCGCGCTCAACGATGCGCCAATAGCCTTCGTCATCCGGCTCCGGGTAGAGCGCCGGGATATGCCGCAGTTCATACCGCACTCCGCCATCCTCGTCATCTTCGGTTCTGAGCGCGACCCTCAGATCGTAGACCTGGAACGCGGGGGCCCGCTCTTGCGCCAACGCAATCCGCCTGCGGTTCTCCGCCCGGATCTGCTCCACCCGCTCCGACCATTCCTTCAATGACCGGCGGTACTGCTCTTTCAGCGCCTCCTGCCCATCGATTTTTTTCTGCCGGGCTTGATGCTCGAGAAACGACCGGCGCAGCGCCGCCAGGACGCTCGCCAGATCGTCCCGATTGCCAATCTTGCGGTGATCGTGGTAATAGCTGGTCAGCGTGACCACCACGCCGTTTGATGTCAGATCAAACGGCGACAGCTGAAGCGCAGACAGATCGTTGAATCTGAGATTCAGCCAATGTCCGTTGTAGCTCTCCGAAGCGATAAATGGAACGATCTCGTCCCAAATTTCGCCGAACAGCTCCGCCAAAGCAGTCTTGATCACGGCAATTTCGTCCTGCTGTTTCTGCTCGTACTCCAGTTTCAGCCGCCTATGGCGGGCGTCGTTTTCCGCATCGATTTCTTGCTGATATTGGATCAACTCCTCGATTGCATTCATTTTTCCCTCTCTATAACTTCTCGACAGCTTTCTCAAAATCTTCCCAGCCCGGCTGCACATACCGGGCAGTCGTGGCGATCCGGCTGTGACCGAGCAGCTTGCTGACCACGGTCAACTGCACGCCCCGGTCGAGCAGCCGTTTCGCAAACGTGTGCCTCAGCGCATGCGGCGTGACCAACGTGTGCCTCAGCGCATGCGGCGTGACCGTCTCGTCCAGCCCCGCCGCCTGGCGGATCGCCTCCAATCGGCGCTGCACCTGGCGGGCGCTGATCCGCCCCCCGCCGCCCTTGCCGGTGAAGACCGCCCCGCGTACCCCGCCGCTGAACTGCGACCAGAGCCGCAGCGCCCGGCGCGCCTCCCGGTTGAGCGGCAGCTCCCGGCGTTTGCCACCCTTGCCCAGCCGGACGATCACCTTGCCGCCCCGCTCCCCCAATTTCAAATCCTCCCAATCCAGCGCGCAGATCTCGCCCTCGCGCAGCCCCGCGTAGAGCATCAGGCAGACCATCGCTTGATCCCGCGCCGCCTGAGCGCGCCATGCCTGCGTCGTTGACCCGTTGACCGCCTGCTCAAGTATCCTCAGCAGCCGGTGGGTCTCGTGATCAGACAGCCAGCGCGGCGGCAGCTCGCTCTCGCCAACCTTCTCGATCCCCTGAAACGGGTCGTAATTGACGATCCCGCTCATAAAAAGCCAGCGGCAGAACCGCCCCAGCGCCGCCCGCCGCCGGTTCCAGGTCGCGGGACGGACGGTCTGGATCTGCTGATCGCGGAACAGGCGCAGATCGACGCCGGTCGTCAGCTCAGGGCTGAAACCCGTCCCGTTGACCGTTTCGAACCAGCCCGCAAAGACGCGCAGATCCTGCAGGTAATTCCGGACCGACGCCCCGCTCAGCCCTTCCGCCTCGAGCGCCGATTGGAACTCCGCCTGCCAGTCCGTCCGCACAACCACCATCTCCCGCAGCTCATTCAGGTTCATCCCCGCACCTCGGTCAGCAATTCCTCGGGGATGGTCCCTACCGGCAGGACCATGAACCCGAACACCGCCCCGGAAAGCTGGCTTGCGAACGCGCTCAGGCTCTCGCCCGCCGCCAGGGCGCTGGGCGCCAGCTCGCGAAAGCCCATCGCCTTGAGATCGGCGACAAATTTTGACATCGTCGCCCCGTTGACAGTCCGTCCCGGACCGGCAACGTAGCGCGGGATCTGGTTGAGCCAATCGCCCTCACAGCGCAGGACGCAGGCATAATTCCAGAGCTGCTCGACCCCGGCGCTGGTCGCCATCTTTGCGCCCGGCCAGACGACCACCCGCAGCTGCTGGGCGTTCTCGAGCACGCGTCCGAGCGGCTGGGCGCCGATCGCAACCGAGTACACCCCGCTGACGGTCGCCTGCTGGCTGATCGGCAGGATCTCCATCGCGCCGACCGGGATTCCGCCCGAGCAGGCGGTCAGCAGGTTCCAGGCGAGAACCAGCGCGATCCAGTTTGAACAATAGCTTTTCTTCATCGTTTGCTCCCTTCCTGAATAATTGGTTTGACCAAAAACAACCAAATTTGAAAAACGGCTGTATGCTTATTTCAGCGGGACGGCGAGCGGGTGCTGGGATTTGAGCACCAGGAAGATCCCCAGCTCGCCGACCAGCTCGAGCGCCGAGATCGGCCCCATTCGAAAGCATTGCTCCCCAATGCGCAGGCAGATCTCAGCGATCTGCTCCTGCTCCGCCTGGGGCAGCAGGTAATAGGTGCGTTTGAAAACTTCGAGCCGGGTGCCCGGCTCGGGGGTGTGCTCCGCCAGGGCTTTGTCGAAGCGGCTTTTCATGCCGTTTTCCCCCCGCCGAGGATCTCGGCTGCGGCGCTCGGCCCGAAGCGCATCAGGATTCGCCCGGCGACCTTCTCAGAGACCGGCAGATCGCCGTTGATCAGCCGGAACGCCGACTGGTAGGAACATCCAAGGCTCTCCGCGAGATCGTTCGTGCTGATCCGGTGGTTCCGGCACCAATGGCGGAGGTTAACAAAACAGACGACGAGCGTTCAATGCCCATCGTCCGGTGGTTAATGCTGTTCGTTTTCTGTTGGCTGGTTTTTGGCGGCGTCGAGCAGTTCAAGTTCCCGCTTGACCATCCAGCGGAGCTGGGCAGCCATATTCCGCTCATTCGCCTTTGCCAGTTTTTTGAGACCATTTTTGGTCTCAGAATCGATCCAAACCGTAAAACCTTTATTCATTACGTTTTCTCCTGTGAATTACAGAGATAAACGTAATTATAGTTAAAACCTGTAGTTTGTCAATAGGTATGTAGAAATTGGTAGAATGTGAACAATGTTCGCAGAATGGCTCAATCAGAAATACAAAGAATGGCGCGGTGATGAAATTACTCGGGAATACAGCGTCTCTGCGTTCGCGCGTTATTTAGGAATAACTCAGCAAAATGTAGATGACTACTTGAAAGGAGAGAGTGTCCCACGCCAGACAAAAATTATTAATAAACTGGTCGAAAAATACGGCGCGGAGGTTTATAAGGCGATTGGATTGAACATCACCGCGCAGGAAGAAGTGGTAATCGAGATTAATCGATTGCCAGAAGAGCTTTATCCAGAATTAATTACGAGGATCAGAGAACTTCGCGCAGATTATATTGCCCAGAAATCTGCTCAAACAGAAAATTCCGATCTCCAAGACGAATGAATATCAAGCCCGGAATAATGAGCTGAAAGATTATATCGCCAGCGACAACCCGGGTCGCCTTGTTTTCCATGAGCATTTGGAGGGCGCAAAGAAATCTATCAATCATGATATCCGTCCTTGAGCGTAGTTTAGCATTTTTGTTCTAAAATTACAATCCCCCCGAAGGGGATGAAAAGGGGTAAAAGATGGGTGATCCGCTGGAAGAAATCATACAACGGGCGATGGCGGAAGCCAGGGCAGGCGATCGGCGCCGCGCCCGCCAACTCCTGACTGAGGCGCTCAAGTCGTATCCGCAGGAAGCCAGACTCTGGTATCTGCTCAGCCAGATGACCGAGACGAAAGAGCAGGCCTATGAATGCCTCGAGCGGGCGCTCAAGCTCGAGCCGGGCAATCCGCAGATCAAAGCGAAGCTGGACAAATTGAAAGAACCGGCGCAGATGCCGGAGCTGGCCGCGAAGGATGGTGCTCGAAGAGAAGCCGAAGACCGCCCGGTTGATGATTGCCACGCTGGCGGTGTTCGCGTTCGTCTGCCTGGCGCTATTTTTAATAAAACCTGCCAAAGCGCCTAATCAGGCCGAAACGGCCACAGTCACATATGGCGAGCTAATGCGCCAGCGCGAGCTGCTCACTGAAGCGCAATTCGATGCGTATGAAGAGAAGCTAAAAGGCAAGCGCGTCACCTGGGCCGGGCAGGTAGCGGACGTGGCCGAAGATCTGCTCGGTCGCAATAATGTCTGGGTGGACATGCGCCCTCCGTTCGACAATGGCCATGACCTGTTCTTTGAATACCCGCTTGAGGAAAGCCTGGCGCTGGTACCAGGTCAGCCAATCACCTTCAGAGGGACGTACGGCTCGATCACGTTTGGGGTCGTCTCGCTGGACAATGCGCAGATCCTGCCGTGATGCGGTCCAACGGAGCCGGTCGGCCCGACTCGCACCTTCAAGCTGATGCAATTCCCGACCATGACGCCGCACCCGACCGCTACGCGCTGGCCATCGACGACGCCCTGGGGCCACCGTCCCTGCGATTGCGCCGGAGCGGATCTGGACTGCGCCGATTTTCCCGATCCCCGTGCAGCACAGGAATGCCTCAAATACTGCCAGATGCAAGGGCTTGGCGATGTGCATGGCCTTGATCGCAATCGAGACGGACAGGCATGCCAATGAGAGAAACCCGTGCTGGACGATGCAGCAGTGTAATAGACAGAATTCACCCAGAGACCTCACAGTTTGGCGGCTGCAGGGAGCATGGATCGCCGATAAACCTGGCCGTTTGGCGACCAGGTCAACGATTTCACGGAACGGTTCACATCCGTGAGGTTCGGGGGTTCGAGCCCCTCCGCGCCCACAAAGCCTCCCTCAAGCCGCATGGATTGCCCCCTCTGTCAGCCATGCGCCCTCCGGATAAGAAAATCACCCCATTCCGGACACCCGCACGCCTCACTGTTCTACCCCTCTGGGTTCAAAAAAAATCATTCAATGTCGTGATAAGCGCGCATAATCGCGTTATGCGACATAAGTCACCAAACCCGGAGGACCCATGTTTAAGCTCTCTCAAGTGATCGATGGCTACACTCTCGCAGCCCATGCCCGCCGTCTCAGCGAGCATACCCTCGCCGACTATTCCAATACCTTCCGCAAATTCCAGCTCTTCCTGGCGGATGATCCCCCCTTCGACCAGATCGACCGCGCCAGCATCGCCGCATTCCTCTCCGCTCAAACCGTCAGCGATAAAACCCTCCTCAACTATCACACCGGCCTCTCAGCCTTGTGGACCTGGGCAGCCGCCGAGGGCTACGCGGCTCAAAACCCGCTCCGCCAGATCGAACGCCCCCGCCCGGAAACCCGCGCCATCGTCCCCTTCAGCGAAGCCGATCTCCGCGCCATGCTGAATGCCCTGGCTCGATCCAGGACCTACAACAACCGCGGCTCGACCGCATCGAACGCGCTCCCCAATCAGGACCGCAATCGGGCGATCATCCTGCTTTTGCTCGACACCGGCATGCGCGCCGAAGAACTCTGCCGCGCCACACTCCAGGACCTGGATCTCAAAAATCAATATATCAAAGTGTTTGGAAAAGGAAATAAAGAACGCGTCTTGCCGATTTGCAGCCGCACCGCCCAGGTGCTCTGGAAATATATCGCCCAGCGCGGCGATCCGCTGCCCGGCTCGCCCATTTTCCTGACCGAAGACGGCACCCCGCTCGACCGGCACCGCCTGTTGAAACAACTGCGCGCCATCGGACAGCGGGCTGGCGTGCGCGGCGCCCATCCGCACCGCTTCCGGCACACCTTCGCGATCAATTTTTTACGCAACGGCGGAAATGTTTATACCTTGCAGATGCTGCTCGGTCACACCACCCTGGACATGTGCAAGAAATATCTCAACATCGCCCAGGCTGACCTGCAATCGATTCACCGCCTGGCTTCCCCTGTCGCGAATTGGAGATTGTAATTCTCGATGACCGGGAGATAGGCTTGATAGGGCGAGATTTCTAAGCATATTGCCCACCAGTCGCGGTTACGCCAGCCGCGTTGCCTGGCAGATAAGTTGCTCCGCCGCCATTGGTGTTGATAGCCCCATTCAATACTGCCTGATACCGCGCCCCAGTAGCAGAACCTGAAAAGGTATTTCCATCTACATTGATAATGGCGCATCTTTGAGAACTTGCAAAATAGGTAAAGGCTGGAGTTCCAGTTAAAGTAATTGTTTTCCCCTGACAGTTGATAACACCAGGAACTGCTCTCCAATGAACCCCAGCATTTCCAGATATTGTATACGCGCTTCCAAACACCAACACTACACCGCCCATTAAGACGTTAATATGATTCGCCGCACAACTACCAAAATCCAAATCTCTAAATTGGAATGGACAAGCTGTTACTTCAATACAGCTTCCTGAAGTTGTTGTTTGCAATTTCATATATTGGATTCGCCAAGTAACAGCAAGATTCCCTACTGAAAAGCAGTTTGCGCTAGTCGTGCTGATAACCACGTTAGACGGAGTTGACGTATTCCCCTGAATTATTAGATTGCCAGGACTTGCAAATCCCGCAACATTCTTTAGCGAAACCGATCCCGTGTAAGTCCCATCTCCAACCTGAACGGTAACCGTGTACCCTGCAATATCAAGCGTTTCAGCGATCACATCTACCGCTTTTTGGATCGTGAGGAACGCTCCGCTGCTGTCATTGGTCAGCCCATCATTGCTGTCATTTCCATCAGTTCTAACATAGTATGTTCGGTTAGCAGTCAGCTTTTCTCGATAGCCCCCAGGTTTTAACCAATCCCAACTCGATCCATCATATAGACCAAGCTCATCCGTATCAGTCGCGTAGGCGTACGCGCCCTCATCCAGCCCCGCCAGCGCTTCAATCGCGGCTTTATCGGCGCGGTAGGGGACGGCGGGCTTGCCTAATTGCTGGTCGTTGTGTTTCATGTTTCACATCCTAAATGCCGCCGAAAAATAGCAGGCGGCAAACGTTGATGTCGAACCGCTGGAATATTCATTGACGGACAGATAATGGTATCCCAGCCCGGGCAGCGGATTGTGGGCTGAACCATAGCGCCCTTCATATCCCTTGACATAATTGACCGCGTAATCCACTTCGTTGGTGCGGTCTAATCCGATGCCATTGTAGGCTGTGATGCTTGTGCTTGAACTCGATTTATGCACATCCAGGCTCATTGACTGCGCATCTTCAATCACGCCGCAAATATATTCAACTCTCGCAGTTGCAAAGTTGTTCCACGCCCGCCATGAACTTGTTGTATAGGTATGCGATGTTGCGTTTGAATAATACAGTCTGCGATCAACCCGGTTGTAATAATTCCAGACAAACCGCTTTGTAAGGCTGTCCTCGCATTGCCCCTCTGTCCCTGTTATCCTGATCGTCCCCAGGTATAACCGGGTTTCATCGCCGCTCTTGACCAGCATCCCATCCTGGTATGCGAGTTCGGTCGCTCTTGTCGTTGCATTTGACCAGGCGAGCAGTTCTAATGCCGGACTGCCGCTGTCTAAATATGCGAACACATCGTAATTTGTGTTCGCTGTTTTTCCAGCCAATGAAATTGCCAATTCCGAAAAAGATTTCCGCGTCCATTTTATGCCAGTATGCAGGAAGACCCGATTCCCGTTGTATGGCACGTAATATAAAGTCTCCGCCGCGGTCACATCAGACGTTGTAACCGCGACTCCAGTTGTCAGCGTCAATCTTCCGGCAGGCGGCTCCGGGATAATCTCTTCCGCCCGCGGCGCGCTGTTCGATACCACGATTGCAATTGTCAGGCTTTCCGCACCGGTCGCTGCATCGTCAATATCCACAGTAATCACATCATCTTCTGTGATCTCGGTTGTATCAGGTACGGCGACCACAATCCCATCTGGATCGTCATAAGCGACACTCGGAGGCGTCACAAAAATGCTTGCCCCGTTGATATTGATATCGACCGTCGTATTTCCCGCCGATCCGGTTTCCTTGACGTGCAGGATCACTTGGGAGATGATCATTGCATACGGCGCGACAATCGACTGCCCAACGCCTGTTTCGGATGCAAGCGCGCCGTCCACATACCAATATAAATCGCCTCCGACAACTGGCAGATATTGATTGATCCATTCTCCGCCGATCTCATCGTAAATCAGCAAATCCCCGTCCGCTGGATCTGTGACAACCACATCCGTCAGATCGTCCAGCGCTAAATCGCCTCCAGGCAAATTCCCGATCTGTACCTTCTTTTTGGCATTGCTTGCTTCGCTGTCCTCAATCAATATCAAGTCAGCCGCCGCCGGGGAGCCTTTCTCATCCAGCGCGGCGATTTCCCCGCTCACGTTATCATGAATTGCTGATGCGTCATGCTGCGGCTCGTTGATCCAATCCCCCGAAACGTCATCATACGTCAGCGCGTCATTATCCGCCGGGGTGGTGATAACCACATCTGTCAAATCACCCAGCGCAGATGCGCCCCCTCCGCCGCCTCCGGTATCCGGCGTGATATGCAGGCTGATCACGTCCGGGTTGGCGTATAACCGGCTCAGCGATGCCTGCCCTTCATACAGCCTCACAATCGCCCAGGCTTTGTACCCGTCCTCAACCGCTGGCACGTCCGGCCAGGACAGATCCACGTAACTGTCCACCGCGTCGCCTTCCTGTACATCAAACGTCCCGGTATCATCCACCCGGATCAGCGCGAATAGCGCCCCGCTGACCGGGATGTGGCTCGTCATATCAATCGTTTGCAGGCTCCAGCGCACCGGCTGACCGCTGATCACCGTCCAGCCCGGATTGACTTTGACCGTCATCCCGCTCGACGCATACGCCAGCCCGTTGATGATCTGGACCGCATCGATATAGACCGGATCGGACTGCCCCGCCAGGTGCGTCCCGGCGTGCGGCTCCAGCCCTCCGACCGTGCCGCCGGTGTTGCTCACCACCACGCCGTAGATCGCCAGCCTTCCCTTGCGCCGTTTGTTCTCGCCAAACTCGCGCCCGATCCGCACCCTGACCCCCTGCACCTTCGGCGCAGCCCCGCGCTTGACCACCAGCGGCAGATCCGAACCAATCGGGCGCACGTACCATTGATCCGGATGCCCAGGCACTTCGATCACGCCGTTCCCGTCACCCACCAGCGCGTCAAACTCGCGGTCTTTTGGCTTGACCAGCCTCAGCATCCCCTGGCGCAGTTCCCGCTCAGCTTTCAGGCTCATTCCGACCTCATCAGGTGGGCGTTGATCCCGCCCGCGTACTCTGCCCAGCCGCCCTTCTTGGCGCTGATCGTCCCTCCGCCGTCACCGCTGAAATAGATGTCCGCCGCGTCCAGGTAAATCAGCCGCTCGCCCAGATAGGCATGCAAGCCGGTCGCGTTTGCCAGCCCGGTATCCTGGGTTGTCCAGCTCGCGTTCTCGCGCCGCTCAAGATCCGCCGCATCTTGCAGTCCCCACAGCCTGCCGAGATTGACCGAGCGCGCCAATCTGAGCGGAAGCTCAACCGCCGATTCAGATAGTACCGCCGCCTGCTCCACTCCGCCGACAAAGCTGACCAGGTCGCCGTCCGTGTTCCAGACGTAGATCACGCCCGCAAGCTGCGGATCGACCAGGATGTCATTCGCCCCGTAGTCCTCGGTCATCACCGTCCAGGTGAAACCGCCGTCCTCGGATCGCAGGATCTTATCCGTCAGCCCCACATACACCCAATTGCTGTTCATCGGCGCAACATCGAGCGCCTTTGGCATGATCGGCGAGGGCTTGTTCCAGAAAACCCAGCTTTCGACCAGCGTGCTGTACGTGAACGCCCCGAAATTTGAGCCGATCCGCACATTTACCCGGTTGCTTTCTTTTGGCATATTCCGGTCAATCCCAGCAGCCCGAATCCACGCGCCGCTGTCTCCACCATCGCCAAAATAATCATCCATGTAGGCCTCGCCCGCCAATCCAGAATTGCCGAGCAGCCAGTTTCCGTTGCCCCAGATTGTGCTGTCCGCCGCCAGGTTGAGCGATGTGTCATAATCATGGATCGTGTTGGCGTCTTTCACGAATCCGTTTCCGGTCGTCACGCCTGCAACCGTCCCGATCCTGATTGCCAGCGCCCAGGGATTGTAAGTCGTCTGGTCATCCCCAATGCGCGGATGTTCGATCACAACATAATCCGTGCCGCCGCCGTCCCGCACCAGCGTACCGCTCCGATATGTGACCGTGTAATCCCTGGAAGTGATCTCCTCATCGATCCAGTTCTGGTTCCAGGTCGTCCCGTTGTTCGTAGTGCGCAGCACAAATGGCTTTGTGGTCTCCCCGTCATCGCCCCAGCCAAGCACATACGCCACGCCGAGGGCATTGTATGCCATCCGCACCCGCAATAATCCGCCGAACTCGCTCCCGTCAAAATCTGTGTCCGCGTCCCATACCTTTGTCCATGCGGGCGTGCCGGTCACGCCGTCGCACCGCCAGACCGCGTTATCTTCAATCACCATCAGCAGGTCATTCGTGAACGCTGATAGGTCGCTGTCCACCGGCGCGCTTGGCCCTCCGCTGATGATGCTTGTCCAGGTCGGGCTGGCCTCGTCCAGGTCGCCTGTGATGCGCACATCGTCCGATGTCACGACCACCGCGTCCGCGTCCCCAATTTCCGGGGGAGTTGGCGGTTCATCCGGCGGCATAGGCGGATCGCTCGGCGGTTCGGTCGGCGGCTCGACCGGCGGATCTTCCTCGCCCGGATACTCAATCGCCACCGCTGGCCATTGCCCGCCCTCCGGTTCCAATTCAAGCTCGGTGTACCTGCGCCCGGTGCCGTCCTCTCTGCGGGACGTAACATTGCGCGGGATGCAGCGCAGCACTTCGCCATCGACCGTCACATTCACAAATTGCCTGGGAGCTACATCCATCAGCCGGTTGTTGTGCACCATGCGCAGCGTGATGGCGGCAATCTCAGCGTTCATCGCTCCCGCCAGCAGCCCCGCCAATTCAAGCACGGCAGCCTGGCTTGGCACATACAGCTCATCCAATGATTCCGAGCGTCCATACCTGCTGGGCTGATTGCCCGGGCTGCGCCCGCCGACTTTGGTCAAAATGCCGCCTGCAAAGATTTCCCCCTCCGCTTCGGCCAGGCTGACCTCGCCGATCTGTCGGCGCACGATGTTCAGCTCATCTTCCCAGTCCGCATCCGTCAGCGTCATCACCACCGGGATGTCCGCCGTTCGGTCATCCAGCGGATAGAGCTGGGCATCCCGCTCGACAAACATCCGCCCGCAGCGGTCAGCCGTCACATTCAGCGCCGCCCGTTCGGCAATTGAGCGGATCAGTTGATACAGATCTTCGCCCTCTCCGCTCAATTTCGGACAGGCCCAGCCCTCCCAATCCTCGACCCAGAAATCCGTTGTGCGGGCGATCGTCGAGAGATTCACCGCCAGGTGCGCCAGCATTTTCCGCACGGTCAGCCCGGACATCTTACTCCAGGCGGGCAGAGTGGCGCCATCATCCGTCGGCAGGGATGTATCCACGACCCCGACCGACAGACAGGCGGTTTGTGCAAGGACCTGAATGGGTCCGCCAATTTCAAATTCCACCGTGTCGCTGCGCGGATTGCGCAAGATCGTCTCCCCCAAAATCCGCCCGTCGATCAAGATATTCTCGCGCCCCGCCACCGGTCCAAACGACTGCTCCACGCCCTCATACCAATCCCGGCTGAATACAACCGCCCGCGCCCCGTCCCGGATTGTCGGACGATCCAACATCTCCACCTTGCAGACCGCCCCAGCCAAGCTGTCGCTTTCTGGATCATCGATCAGAGCATCCGTCTCAGCGGACAGCAACTCTCCCAACACATAGACATAACCATAGCCGGTGTAGCTCTTGGCGTCCGCGGTCACCGTCAGCGCCACCCGATACCGTCCGCTCGTCTCGTAAGTCGCCTCCGGCGTGGCGGTGTCCTCGCCATCGTAAGAAGTCGCCCCGGTGAAATCCCAGGCAAACGTATCGACGACCGCGCCCGGCGCCCAGGACCTGGACGCATCGAATGTGATCGTCTCTCCGGCTTTGATCACCGCGACGCGCCCATTGAACCACGGCAGCGGCGTGAAATCGTCGAACTGGTCACTGTAAACCTGCTCCACATCGAGCAGCGCGCCAAACGAATGTTTTGCAAACAGCTCGAAGTCGTCGATCACCGTCAGGTAGTCTCCCGTTTCCACCTGGAGCGATGGATCCGCCCCAATGTAGAAAATCCCCGCGACGGGCGCTTTGCGCAGCCGGGCAACCCCTTTATCCATCGCCCCGGCGCTCGAGCCGATCAGCAGCGTCATATCCGCCAGGCAGTCGCCCAGCGTACCGGATCCATCCGTGAAGGCAATCGTCCAATCCGTTTGCAACAGCGGCGGGGTCCCGGCTCGCGCCGTGTATACCACCGGCGGATCGTCGATCAGGATCAGCCAGTCAGCCCAATTCCCCGGTGTGCGAATGCTGTCAATGTCAGCCATTTATGTCACCGCGGTCAGCTTGCGGAATTCTGCCACGTAATCGTGGATACGCCCAACCTTGGGGGCTTTCTTCGGCTCGCGCACAAAAAAAGCGGAATAAATCCCGTACGTGTCATCATCCTCCAGCGTCTGGATATAACATTCCCCCAAATACGCCTCCAGCGTGGCAACCTGCTGAACGGTCAGCTCAGCAAAACGCCAGAAACAAACCAGCCAACCCTGCCCGACCAGGTCGCCTTCGCCATTCTCGACATACGTCGCGTAATCGACCGGGTCCGCCTTGGGCAGCGGCAGCCCCAGACTCTCCAGAGATTGCATGCCCGCCTGGCTGGCGCCAATCCGATAAATGGGAAATGTGCTCATGGTCGATTGATCCTCCGCAGCTCAGAGAGCAGCTGCTTGGTGGAATGCTCTTTGGCTGCGCCTAACAGGAGCTTGCGCTCCGTCATCGTCAGGGTCGAGTGCATCTCCACCGTCCCAACCGAGACCCGGTTGTCGCTGCCCATCCCTGGGATGAGCGCCCGCACCCCGGCCATCACATCCTGACGCACCTGGTCGGCCATCGTCTGCGTGAAGCCCAGCCCAATCCCCTGAGCCAGAGGCTTGCCGACTTCCATCGCAAAAACCATGCTGGGGCTTTTGATCCCAAGCTGTCCTTTTACCCAATCCAACAGATTGTTCATATTGGTTGAAATTTGGGTTTTCAGCCATTCCCAGCGTTCCCGGATGCCCTGCCAGATCCCATCAACCATCCCAGTCCCGATCCGCTTGAACCAGACACCGATCGATTTGAGCGTACGCGTCACCCAATCTGTAATTGTCTTCCAGAATTTATTGAGCTCGAATCCAGCCCGCTTGATCGAAGCGGCAATGATATCCGCCAGCATTAGGAATGTCTTTTTGGCCTCCGGCCCTAACAGCACGACCGCCGCGACAAGTACCCCAATTGCCGCAACCAGCAATAAAATCGGCGCGAGCGCCCCTCCAAGTGCCGCGCCGATTGCGGCAAAAATGCCTTTGAGACTCCCCAGGGCAATCAACAGCTTGCCATGAATGACCGCTGACAAAAACGAAAATTTAGCCGCCAATCCAGCAAGCAAACCTCCTCCGGCAGCTGCCCCTGCCGCCCCTGCCGCCGCGCCGCCCCCGCCGCCAAGCAGGCTGATTATCCCGGCAATGCCCATGAACGCCGGACCAAGCTTTACCAGCGCCACAATCAAACCGCCTACCGCAAACACTGTCACCTTAACCGGCTCAGGGAGAGCCATAAACCACTTAATGAATTCTTTAAGATTAGGGATTCCGACATCCGCGAGCCATTGAAGAAATTGAGTGAGATAGGGACTCAATTCTTTGAACAGCGTCAGCTTCAGTCCCATGATCGAATCATTCCAATCATCCATCGCCAGCCGGTATTCTTCGGCTGCACGAATTCCCTCCTCAGTCATGACCAGGCTATTGTCGACCTCCTCAGCCATCTTGCGGATCCCGGCGCCGCCCTGCTCCATCAGCTTCCCCATATCTGCGCCGCTTCGTCCGAAATTTTCAAGCAAAAAATTCGCCCGCTCAACTCCAGGCGCCAGGCTCAGGTATTGGTCGCTCAGCCTCGCCAGCGTCTCGATGCTCTCGCCGCTCTCCGCCGCCTGCCTGGCATACATCTTCAGCGCCGTGCTCACCTGGTCATAGCTCAGCCGCATATCATCAGAAATCTGGATGATCCGGCTGGCGTCCTCTACGCTCGCCCCGCTCAGCCTTGCCATATCCTCCACCTGCTGAGCGTACGTCTGCCCCAGATCGATAATTTCACTCGCCATATTCTCGATCCCGGCCGCGAGCTGGTTCAACCCCCGCTCCATTACTTGACCGATCGCAAAATTCATCGACTCCTTGAATTGCGCGCTGATCCGGCTGAGAACGCCTTGCGTTTTCGCCTCAGTCTTCTTGAGATCGCCATCCAGCTTGCTGTCATTCCCCCGCAGCCATAGGATCGCATCGCCAACCGTAATCGCCATCCGTCACCTCTCGCTTTGAACTGCGGGCTCAGAAACCGCCCATCGAAGCGATCATCGCCTCCGCCGAGATCCGGTCATATCGCTCGTTCATCGCCTTGCCCATCGCCGCCAGGTTCGCCAGCCCCTCGAATCGTTTGCGCCGCACATATGCCTGCGCCAGCCAGCTCAGCGTCGTCTCATCGATTTCGTCTGACCAGAGACCCCATTGGCTGAGGGCAAGCTCGTCGAGGTCGCCTGGTCCAGCAGGCCACTCAAACCGTTCAGCGTTTCCCCGAAAGGGTAAAGCATCTTCAATGCCTCCCCAAACGCCTGCAGGATCTCCTCGTCGAACGCCTCATCCAGGATACGCTCCCGATCTGCCTGCAGCTCCGGCGAAAACTCAAACAGCCAATCCGCGATGATATCGAGCGAACCAGCCAGCGTCCCGCCCAACTGCTGGATCAACCCGCCAAGATCGTCCAGGCGGGTGATCTCCAGGCCCTCCAACGCGCGCAGGGCCTGCCCAAGCCCGGAAATCTCGCCGCTGATCTTTTCGCGCAGCGCCCGCGCCGGTCGCAGCGGCAGCGGGCGCAGCTCGTAATTAACCCCGCCCAGCGTGACAACTGCCGTCTTCATCAGCTGCTCGCCGGAGCCGTGATCTTCTGCAGTTTGAACAGCCGCTGGCCGCGCGCCTTGCTCATATCTGGATTGGCCTCGATCCGCAGCGCCGTCCCGGTCGGGTCAGATTTGCCGAACTCCAGCTTGGCGCCGAAATCGCAAACCCCCAGCCAGACAAACAGCCGAATTGGATGCGTATTGCCCGCCGCGCTCTCATAGCTGCCCTCGAAGCCCCACTGATACTCCAGCGTCGCCGGATCATCCCCGCCTACCAGCTCCTCTTTCGCCGGTTGGCCTGCCCCGGCCGCGGTCGTGCTCGCCGTCCCGCCCCAGGACAACGCCAATTGATCCAGATCCAATTCTGCCAAAGTGGTTTCCAGCACGAACGTTTCCTTCTTATTGCCGCGCTTGATCTCCACCAGGCTCTCCTGGATGTCTGCAATCACCTTCTCTGCGGTCCGCTCAACGCTCAATGGGACCGTTGTATAACCCAGAGCTGTCCAACCGGCTGGCCATGCTCCCCCTGCCGCAACAGTATCTGCGGGCAAAGTGGTCCCCGGATTGCTGTAATAGATCTTGCATGGGGTCGTAATGATATCCGCTACTGCCATCTCTCACTCTCCTGTTTTGGTTTCATAACGACGGTGAGCCGTCGTCATGGATTCGCCAGCCGGAACGCGGCGGCAATCACATCCGTCACCGCGCTGAAAACCGCCCAGACATATCCATCCGATTGATTAAACGTGCTCGTGAACGGCCCGATCAACAGCTCATCCAGACCATCGCCATCCCCGGTTGCCTTAACGGTGACGACCAGATCAGCAATAGCCTGACCATCCACCGAGCCCGGCGCCTCAACCGTAACCGTGATGTCGCCGCCAGACCCGTTGCGAACGAACAGGAACGTTTTCCCATCGTTCAGAAATTTGTTGCCGTGTGTTGCTGTCGGCGTGACCGCGTTTTCGTCGAGCGAAATTCCTGCCCGGCTGATCTCCTGCACCGTCAACGCCACTGCGCTGCTGTACGCCATCTTTCACCTCCATCACAAATTTTGAACTTGAAATCGATAGAAACTCAACACAAATGGCCAGTTCGTCCCAGGCTCATTCAACAGCGTCGGCAGCGTCCCTTCCTCCAGCCGGATCCAGGCAAAGCCCCTGCCCTGCGTATCATTCAACGCATCATATAGAGCCCTGGCCGCTGTCCGCGCCTCCCGCTCTGTCGCCGCATAGCTGCGAAATTGAACGCTCGGCTTGTAGAGCTGGCTGTGAAATTCCTGACCGCCGCCCCTGATCATGAATAGCAGCCCCGGCCCATCCTCTGACCGATATTCAGGCGGCAGAGACCTGGCTGCATACATCCGATTTCCATAAACTGCCGTCAGCGCCGCCAGACTGCCCAGGTGCGCCCGGATGGCTGCCTCAAGATCAAGCACGTGAACCCTCCTCCGGCAGTTCCTTGCGATAGATTTGCTCCGCCTCCCCGCCAAATTCTCTGGCAGCCGTCTCTCCAGCCGGATATAAAAACGGGATCCGCGCCTCCTGGTAGATTGCGTAATTTGCTCCAACCACCACGCCAGCCGCCGCGCTGCCCTCCAAAGCTCGCTCCGGCGCCATGTCCTCGCTGTGATCCACCCGTCTGCCATCCCGTCCGGTTGTCTGCTGCTCCGCTGCCTGCTTTGCCGCCCCATATCCGCTGCCGTCTCCCCAGATCACATAAAGCGAATTCACCATGAAACCGGTATCAATCTGATCATTATCCCGGATATTCAATTGCGCCCTTTCCACGATCCGGAAACCCAACTGCTTGAGCACTTCTTCCGTCGCATCTTTGACCAGCACCTTCACATGGTCCCGGTACCAGCGCACCTCTGCATCAACTGCCATCAGTCACCCTCCGTACATCCACCAGCAAACCGCTGGGACCTCGGCGCGGATTCTCGGTCAGTTCCAGCGTGATGGGCTTTTCAAGCAAAACTCCAAACCGGTGTGTGATCCGTACCCGGTCTCGGTTTTCGATTGCAATATCGATCGGCAGCCTCAGCCGGGCCTCGCTCACCTCCACCTGAGTCTGATTTCCGCCCCCCGCAGGTGCATTCTGCTCCGGCTTCGGGTTCCCATCAAAACCGCACACCGTCACCGGACCCTCCACAAAAGGCGAAACCGGCATTCCGTATTCATCGGTACGGTTCGTCTCCGTGAACTTTAAGATGATGCCGGTGTCCATCATCGCCCCCTCCTGCGTCCCCTGCATCCGCTCAAGCTCCGTAAGCGTCAAAACCCTCATAGACCCAGATCCTCCAGACTTGCCACATGGATATGCGTTCCCCATTCACTGGATTCTTTCCGGCTCGCCAGCTGGCTCAGTTTGAAAGCCCCGCTCTTCCAGGCCTCATAAGCCTTATCGCCCATCATTGCCCGCTGCACTTCCTCCGTCTGTAACTCAAACCAGGCGGCGCTGCTCTGAGTTTCCACTGGCGTCAGCCCTTTAATCTTGGGCTGCTTGAAACAGCGCCCATTCGGATGATCGTCCAATTCCTCGTCCAGACCATGCTCTGTCCCATCCATCACGATGCACGCCATGCAAGTCCGCGGCTGTCTGGCGCTCCGCCAGATCCAGCCCTCCACTACGCCGCTTTCTTTCATCGCCATCGTTGCCGCATGCCGGAATGCCCGCACCTGCTCTGTCCGACTGATCACCAGCGCCCGCTGCAGATTCCCGCTCATCGCCTCTGCCATCAAAGCCGCCGTCCGGCGCGGGTTCTGTCCTTGCGCCGTTGCCTGAACCAGCGTCTCTGTCAGACGGTCAATCGTATCTGGATAGCTCTTAAACAGCAGATCAAACAGCGGAGAACCATTCCCCGCGAACCCGATCATCGATTCCACCGCCTCAACTGGCAACAAATCGAAACGCGCCACAGCCTTTCCAGCCTCCAGATAGCTCTCCCGGATCAGCGCCTCGCTGCTTTTGATCCCCAACTTTGCCATCTCCCGCTGACCGTCTGCAATTCTCCCCTCCGCCCAGCGCTGATATCGCCGCGTCTCATCCAAAGCTTGAGCCAGCAAATTGCGATAGCGCTCCATCTCGTACAGCTTCGCCCGGGTAACCGGCTGCCCTTTTGCCCGCAGATCGGCGATTTCCAACGTCAGCGCCCGAAATTGGGCTTCGAGCCTGCGCTCCACTTGCAGCCAGCGCCTTGCCAGCTCCTCCATTGTGGATGCGTCCTGAGCGAGCAGTAATTTACGGAATTCCTCAATCACCGCCAGCACCCGACCTGGTTGCGGCTTCTTCTTAGCCATTTATCCTCCGTGGAGTTTTCGTTCTTTGCTCAATCTGCTGCCTCTTCCTCGCCCTGCATCAGCGGCTCTGGACGCAGCGTGATCGTCTTGATGCTTCGGCGGCTGCGGTAATAACGGCTCTGCTGCATCATTTGAGCGTAAGCCTGGCTGCGGTGGTAACTGCCCCCATCCGCGCTGAAGTCAAAATCCTGCGCAAGATCAGCCGCCTTTTCTGCCCAGATGTCCGCCGCCGCCGCGTTCAGATCATACGTAGCCGTCCAATCTGGATTTTCTTCGAGCGTGCCCGGCGTGGTTGTGCTTTCAATCCATGGGCCTTCCCCGCGTGCATCTTCCAGCGGATAGCGCTCGATGGTCTCCTCAAGCGCCTCGTCCGAATATGTATCCGAGCTGCTCTCGCCTGTCATCCTGCGCAGTTGCGCCACTTGTTCTGCCGTCGCCGCCATAATCGCCTCACCCGGATCGGGAGACCGCCCCCCAGCGGACGATCTCCCGATCCTCTAAGCTAGTTAACTCGAATGTACTGAACGAACAACCGCCCCTCGAACCCGCTCGAGTCCGCCGAACCGGTCGCCGTGATGTACTCATCCACACCCCACACCTGCGCCTGACCTTTGGCCGCCAGTGCAGTCATACCGTGGTACGCATAGCCCGTGATCGCCCCATTGATTGCCAGTGCATTGATGAGATCCGTATCGCTGGTCACCGCATCCGCTGCAATCCCAACATTAATGTTAGCTGCCCCCGTGCTTGGCGTATCGACATACAGCTTCACATCAACGATAATCAGCGGGACCCCCTCCGGGTTCAATTGCGCCCCAATCTCGCCACCGGCAAACAACGCATTCCCCACCAGGGGGATCTCCAAACATCCGCTCGCAAAACCCATTTCACACCTCCGTTGTTCTGTAGGGGCGCAGACTGCTGCGCCCCATATTTTCCACTACTTGATTATCCAGACGGGTTCGTGCTGACCCCAAATCCGGCATGAGGCTGCGGTCCAGACACATAAATATGCGTCAGGTTGTCCGCCCATCCGCTATTCACGCCCACAAGCTGGCAGTCACCTTTCAGGATTACGAAATGCGTCGATCCGCCAGCAGGCATACTGAACGCATCTGTGATCCCATTTGCCCAGTTCGTGGTGTAGTTGAAGAACAGGCAATTCTCGAAAATCGAATCCCGCAGATCTCCGCCGGTATTATCGACTTTCACAAGGAACTTCCCCGCAGTAACCGAATTCGAACGGATATCGCAGCCGATAAACCGGTTTCGAGCGCCTGCAACGATCAGCTCCGCATTGGCTGCTGCCCGAACGATCGTATCCAGCCCGATGGTGCAATTCTTGAATGTGTTCTCCTCGCCGCTTACCTTCAGCGAATATGAACCAGCCCGCCCGCCTGGGGTAGCGTGACCCATACCAGCCACGAACACATTCTCGAAATAATTGCGGCCACCGCTCACCAAAACGCATGCGCCATCTTCATTTTTGTCTTTCCCATCAAAGAATTGCACGTTTTTGATGATGCAGCCGCTCCCGCTTAAAGTGAACAACACCGCCAGATCGTTATCCGCATGGTTAACAATCCTGCATCGCTGCCCCATTCCTGGGAGATTTCCTGAGAGACCAATCAAGTGGGTATAGCTCTTGCTCCACGTGATTGCCGCCGTCGGATTATCCCCGGTCGGACCCGGGATCATCAGCACCACATCGTTCTGATTCGTGGTGCACTTTGCATAAGCCGCAGCTAGGCTCTTCAACGGCTTCTGAAAGGTCAATCCAGGGTTACTGTCGCTCCCATTGGCTGGGTCGACGATGAAAATCTTCGAGAGTGGCCCGCGCGGAATTCCTGCCAGTGCCACATACTCGTCCAATGCTTTTGGAAACAAACCCATCTCACACCTCCTATGCGGTCAGATAGGCAAACGCACACCGGGTTGCCTCGGTCTCGTTCATCCGGTTGATCGGGTTCGGCAGCGCAAAACCCAGCCGCATTGTCGCCCGCAGCGCAACCATGTCCTGCTGTGCCAGGTTGTAGACAATATTCCCGCCCGCATCCTGGATCACCGCCTGATCAAAGATCTTGTAGGTGATATCCTGGCGCATTGCATACACCAGCTGGTTCCACTGACCAGAGATCAAGTAGTATGTCGCGCTGATTGCCCCATTCAATGGGAACAAGCACGGCGCCCCATCCAGCTCGTACTGATTGGTTCCCTGCATCGACCGGGTAAAAATCGGGATGCCATCAGTCGAACGAACATTTCGCAGCCTGCTCTTCATCTGCGTGTGAGCGATTGAGCCGGTCACCATGTACCCGTCCTCTTCGATTAGAGCGAATAAACCTGCTGCATCCGCAGCCGTCCGCCCCAAAATCGCCTCGTAAAGGTCTGTATATGCCGCCAGGCTCACGTTATGCCCGCTCGCCAGGATCTCCGCGACCAATCCAGCCGCGCCCAGGTTGGTTATCCAGCTCGCCGGGATATTTGTCCCGTAAAGCACTGCCGTATCGATCGCCCGTCCGAATGCTTCCTCGATCTCCGGGCGCACCTGCCCCCAGATATCGTAACTGGTATCATCGAGCACCGATTCCGGGATCGGCACAAATACTGCCAATTCCTCAGCGTCGATGTACTTGTCATCCCAATTGACTTCGGTCGTCTGCTTCAAACCGGTGTCGCCGCTTACAAAATAAGCGGTCGCCAGCGCACTCATGACTGGCATCCGGGTCTGGTTAGTAGACATATTGGCCAGCCGCCGTGCCAGGCTCAACACCGCGCTCCGTTGCACCACCCGTTCCAGGATCGCATTGCTCACTTGTTCTGGGATCAGGCTGTCCGCATCCGCCCTCGAAATTAAACTGTTGTAAGGCATCTCAACCTCCTATTCATTCTCCACTCATAGAGTGATAGTTTTATCATCGTCCCGCTGCCTTCCGGATCCAGGCATTCATATCTCCGTGGCCTGCGGGCTTATTGCCGTCAGTTCCATTCCCGGCTTTCCCGTCTGGGATTTTTTTCAGCCCAAACAATTCCGGGTAATCCTTCTTCATCTGATCGAAATTCGCGTTCCCGCGTTTGTCGAACAGATCATCCTGCAACGCCACAAGGTATGCCAGCTTCAGATTCGAAACGCCTGCCGCATGCGCAGCTTCATAGAAATCCGCCTTGCGGTCCGCTTCGCCCATCTGATCAGCCAGTTCCATCAGCCTCTTCTCCGCCTCGCTGCCCTTCTCTGCCTTCCCGGCAAGCTCCCGCAGCTGCTTCTCGAGATCTCCTCGAGTCTTCCGCTCGTTATCCAGCGCCGATTTCAACCCGCTGATATTGCTATCCAGCATATTGCGTATCTCTTCCGGCTGTGCCTTATACCAGTCGTCATACGCCAGTGGCTTGCCGTTCTGCTTCCCATCCGCATCAGAGCCGGTTCTCCCGCCTCCATTTGGATCGCCGTCAGCATTGCCGGATCCCCCGGACCCGCCGCCGTCTTCATCAAGTACCATTCGTCGTCTGAATCCCTCAAACAACATACCTCACACTCCTTTGCTCAACTCATTCTCCTGGGCATCCCGCCCAATAAGACCAAAAAAACCAACAATCCATTTACCTATCCGATCTCATTCCCACGATCGAACCGCCGTTGCGCCTCCAGCAAACCCTGCGCCAGACTCAATTCCTGTCTGGCCGCCTCTGCCTGACGATCCTCCTCCGCCTTTTCAATTTCCTCCTCTGTCCACCCCAAACGTCTCTGTGCAGTTTGTAATGCCACACCGCTGCTCACATACATCTGGATCGCCTGCGCCTCTGTGAATGGCTGCACACTCTCAGTCCGATCAAATACAGGCCGCACATCCTGCTTTTTGATCTCGATTCCCGCCAGCTTGAGCATATATCGGGTCAAATCCTTCCAAACTGGGACGAATCGGTCAATTCGGTCTTGCGCCTTCTTATTCAACGGAGACTCCATCGCAATCAAAGCCTCTCCCGAAAGATTGCTCCCTATCGAAAAGAAATAATGCTTTGGTGTCCTGGTGATCGAGCTGATCGCCATACTCAGATCATTGATCGATTTCAAATAATTTTCCAATTCTGCTGCCGCAAACTGCCCAGCCTGGGTTTGCTGACCCATCCCATCGCCCGCTGGCAGATCCATGATTTCATTGGGTGCATTCTTCACTTTGCCCTTAATATCAGCGTTACTGATGATATAACGCTGCGGGAATGCCATATATTCGCTCGTAACCATCAAGTCTGCCATCAGCTTGTTGATCCCATTTTGGATCGGAACAACATTCTGCAAATCGCTCACAATCCGCCTGCCTGCAGCTCGAAAATGAAACACCGGAACTTCCCCAGTAGGATTACGCTCCGCATCCTGAATGATCCGAAAGGCATCTGCGCTGCTCGGCATTTCCTTTCCACTTGCAGCATAATATTCCAGCCGGTCCGGGTAATATAGCGTCAGCCTGGTTTCCTTATCATTTTCTTTCCACCATTTAGCCGCAAACCGCTTGATCCTTGGATTGTTGGCCTCATAAAACACATGCACCAGGCGCGGATCATTGTAAAAGGCCTGTGGAACACCATCCTGATCCGGCCAGGCGATAATGAAACTCTCACCTGTGATCAAGGCGTCCTTATGCGCATCGTCGCTTTCCAGCTTCAGCTCGCTCTCTTCCCATAACGAAACCCACCGCTCCTGCGCCATTTCAGGCACCAGAACACTTGCCAGATTGATGCGATCCTTCACGCTGTCGATCACTACCGCGCACCAATTCTCTGTAAAACGGGCATCTACCGCTTTGAAGATCTCCTCCAATCGTTTGGTCGTATAGACCGTAGGCTGATCGCCTTCATAGTATTGAAAGAGCTTCTGATAAGCATCAGCCTTCCCCGAAAGTGCCTTGAATGCCAACTCCAAATCCGTCATTTCTCTCACCTCATAGGGTGCCGAATCCATTAGCCCTGGAAGCTGCTCGCTTCCTTGATACGCCGTTTACCCGTCAACTTGTTATAGCCCTCGCTTGCCATATCGACCTGGTCATCATATGTTCCTTTCGGAAATGAAACATGCTCCTCGATGAATGGCTGATTCCACGCCCCGCGCACCAACCGCACCATCCCGCCCTGCAAAGCGCTGCTCCACGGTCCTGCTCGCACTTCCTTATCGCCTGTAACTGTCTGAAATCGGATTTTCTGAAATCCCGCTCTGAGCAGCATTCGGTTCGTCGCTTGCGCGCTGTCCAGACCCGCGCTCCCCGGATCCTGCTGGTGCCAGATACAGTGGATCGGTCTGCCCGTCTGCAGATCAGCCTTCATGACGTCCACCATCATCTTGTCGCGCTCGCCCGGAGTGCATTGTCTGCGGGCAACATTCTCCACATACACCAGCTCATCCTTTGTCAGCGTCATCACGCCGCCTGCAGCATAATCTCCCTCGCCGCTCTGGCTCCCCGCCTTATCCCAAAACCACATCCGAGCCACAATCTCATCCGCTTTCGGCGGAGCCTCCACAATCGTGAACCACTCCCTGCGAAAGAAATTACCCTCCCGCGAATACGGGCTTTGCTGATACAGCGCCTCCCAGTCATATTCACCGACATTCACCCGGATGCTCTCCAGATCGTCTTCGTTGTACTTCTCCCGCCACAGCGCTTCGCCCGGCTGTCTCCCCAGTGGATCTTCACGGTCAACCCAGATCCCCTCCAGCATCTTCTGCCGCTTGAAATCATCAAATTGGATCTCATTGCCGAGTGTATCCCTCGCCGTCTGATACCCCTCCCAAATGGCGGGCAGACACACCACCACCCATTGATCCGCCTTCGGATCATTTACCATCGCCTTCAGGATACGCCCTGCCCAATCATCCCCATGCCAGCGCGTCAATGATCCGACCACCGCCGCGCCGTCTTCCAAACGGGTGTAAGCCGTCGATGTCCACCATTCCCAGACCGCCTCTCGCTGCTTCTCGCTCTCCGCGTCCTCGCGGTTCTTAAACGGATCATCCACCAAAAACAGATTGGCGCCCGAGCCGGTGATCCCGCCGCCCACGCCTGCCGCCTGCATGCCTCCCCGATGCGGGGAGGCCAGATCCCAGCTCTTAACGCTCCGGCTGTCCTCGCTCAGCTCCACCGGCGAATCTGTATTTGCCAGATCGCCAAATACTGCCCGATAGCGGTCGCCCAACACAATATCCCGCGCCGCCCGGCTGAATTTCGCCGCCAGATCCGCGTTGTAAGAGGTCAAAATGATCCGCGTATTCGGCAGCTTGCCCAAAATCCACGCCGGAAAATGGCGGCTCATCTGCTCGCTCTTTCCATGCCGCGGCGGCTCCAGGATCAGCAGCCGTCCGACCCCGGTCTTCCCCTTTGTCCGGATATACGTCTCGACCATCTCCAGATATTCGCCCACCAGCCGGTGATGCCTCGCCGGGCGATAATACGGCGCGATGTAACAAGAGAAATCGACCAGGTGCCTGCGCGCCAGCTCTCGCCGCGCAAGTTCCGCCCTGGCTGCCTCTGTCCCAATCACTGTCGCATTATTCAGCATCCTCTTCCTCTTCTCCCTCTCCATTTTCGTACTTTGAAAATGGGGAGGGGCCAGGGGTGGGGCTAGTTTCCTCTCCATTTTCGTACTTTGAAAATGGGGAGGGGCTAGGGGTGGGGCTATCCCCAGCCCACCGCCTCAACTCGCTGTCGCTCATCTCAGCCAGGCCGCCATCCGCGCTGGCTTTCCCGAGTCCGACCAGCGATCGAGGCACATAATCCCCGGTGAGTTCCAAGAATAGCTTCCGATCATTATGCGCCTTGTAATCCGGTTGCATCGCCATAGTTGCCAGCGCATCCAGCACATCCCGCCGGTGCTCCCACAGCGGAGCCCCCTGCAGCATCCCTACAAGGGTATCCAGCTCAGGCCGCTTCTTCCGCCAGGTATAAATGACCCTGGCGCTTTTAAGACCCAGAATATCTGTCGCCAGTTTCTCGATCGACTCCGGCCAGCGTCCGATCTTGGGCGAGCTCGCCCAAGCCATGTAACACGCTACCCGCCACGGGTAGCCTTGTTCGATCAAATTCATATATTCCCGAAACCAGGCTGGCTCTTTGGGGCGCAGTCCATCTTTGCCTTTCGGACCGATCGAAGCCTGCGCCTCCAACAACTTTCGCGCCGCCTCGCTGATCCTGCGTGCCTCCTCCGGCGAAATGAAACGCTCTTCAGCATCCTCCGCCGTCTCATCGAATTCCGGCAGCTGGAATTTAAGCTGAAATTCATTGAGCTGCAAATCATCAAACTTCGGAATCGCCATCGTCAGGATCCTTTATCGCCGGGAAAACCGCCCGAAAAATCTCGACCATCCGCCAGAATATCCTGCTGACCGCATCTACGATCAGCCAATAGACCAGCACAATCAAAAGAGCCGCCTGACAGATCACAGTCGTCCATCCAAAATCATTCCCAAAAAGGCATCTGCCTTCATTCCGATTCATCCGCCACCAGCCAGGTCTCACCCATCCACCGCGCCGCGGCCCAGCCAGCCTCCACCGGGCTGCTTTTCAGCAGCACCAGGTACCACAGATTACCCTCCGCATCGCTGTGGATCTCCAGCACACGCAGCCGCTCGCCCGGATAGATATTGCCAATATCCAGGGCGCTCTGCCTGGGCTCTGACCGCAAATTGATCCATCTCGTGATCGCTGCGCTCGGTCTCACAACTGGCAGCCTCGGCGCATCCACCCGCAGAGCGCCCCCCTCTCCATTTTCGTCCTTTGAAAATGGGGAGGGGCCGGGGGTGGGGCTATCCCCCTCTCCATTCTCGCCTTTCAAGAACGGGGTGGGGCCAAACGGATCCCGCCATCCCTTCCATGGATCCGTCTTCGGATAACTCTTCAACCGCAATCCCAGGTGCAAATGCGCGCCCAGCTCCCCCTTCGGATAAACCGCCCCGGTCCAGCCGGTCTTATAAAACTTCTGCCCCTGGGCGATCATCTCTCCAACGCCTGCCAGGATCCCGTTCCGGGTCAGATGGCAGTAATACACCCAGACATCCCCGCAGTCCTGCCGGGCATACTGACCAAATCCCCCCTCCTCAAACGCGATCTTATCCAGCTTGCCGCTCAGAATTGCCCCTCCCAGCGTGCCTGCTGGACAGCCATAATCCCGCCCGTTATGCCCCGGATATCCCCATTGCGCATAAAAATCCGGATCCCAGTCCGCGATATTCCCGAATTCCTGCGTTACCGGGCAGTTGACTGGCTGAATCGGTCGCTCATCCGCCATCATTCGCTTCCTCGGGATCGCTGTCGTCAATCCTGATTTCCGCCGGTACCCACACCGGCTTGATCCGGTTGACGATTAATTGATTGATCAGCAGGCTGATCCCTGCCTGCCATTCCACCAGCAGTTGATCGCGCTCCTTCAGTGCAGTCTTCAATTCTCCAATTTCGCATTTCAACGTCTCGACCTCTTCTTGCAGATCCTTGATTTTTGCTGCCTGCCTGGTGGCCATTTGTTCATAAGTCTCCGCTGCGTTTGCCCGTTTTTCCACTGCGCTGGCCTCGCTCTCTTTGGTCTCCCCCTCCAAATTACGCTGCTCCGGTGCACTCTTCCGCCATGCCAGATAGATCGTGGAAATCGCCAGGAGAATAGCTGCGATATCGCCCAGATCAATATTCATCTGCCGCGCCTCCCGGTCAGTGTTGCCGAAAGGATCACCGCCAGGGTCATCAGGAACATCGGTCGGACGTAGTTCTGCCCAAAGGTTATCGGGTTAAAATACCCGTCCGGAGCCAGCAAAATCACCGTGTAAAGCCCCATCCAATACGCCCCGATGAGCGCAAATGCCAGCTTGATCCATGACCAGGGACGCCCGCGAAGTTTCCGCCAATCGGCAAAATTAAGAATCATGACCGCCGCCGAAAAAATGACAATCGCGGCGGCCATCAAATCCGAGCTCATTTAACCGAGTAACTCTTGCCGATCAACCAGGTGCCGCGTGCAGCCGAGTGAGCCGCCTTGGAACTGAGCAGTTGGATGACATAAGCGAATACCACCAATGCGACCTCGGTAAATTGCGAGACCTCTGCATCGATCTTGAGCACATCCACCTCAGGCGCATACACCCGCAGCGCGAGTAAACCTGCCAGGCCAAGCAGATTCAGCCCAGCCACCCAGTTCTTGGCCTGATCATCCTTGACCAGCCCGGCAGACTTGAGCACATTGACCAGGAACGCAATCAGCGCGGCAAAACCAGCCAGACCGCTCCATTGAACCAGTAGATCTTCCATCTCAATCCTCCTTATCAAGTTAAAAACGAAATGCCCGGCATCCAAAGGACGCCGGGCGCTCATCTCCGACAGTGCCCGAACAGATATCGGGCTTGCAAATTAGGCTAAACCGGGGCAGAGGCCGGAAGGGGGGGAGCTCTCTGCCCGGGCTCAACCTTAAATAAATTTTTAACATTAAATTTAATTTATGTCAATCCCTCAGATCCTGTCCCAAAGTGTCAGGCTCCATCTTCCTTAACATTTTCTCCAAATCCCTCGCCAGCTCCGGATTCTCCTCCCTGCAGCTCTCCATATATGCCCGGATTGCCGCCCTGGCATGCGGATCAGTATCCAGGCGCAGCGTGAAATAAATCGCCTTTGGATCCACTGGCGAACCATCCGCCTTCTCGATCCTGTATTTCCCATATAAGCCTTTTGGCTCATTCATTTCCCACTCCCTTCAAAATGCTTTCCCATGTTTGTGCACTCTTCCCTCATTGAACCGCATCTTGGCGATCACCGCCTCGCCCACTCGTAGCCCAATACCTCCTGCCAAATCCATCAGCCGGATCACCAAATCTGCCAGCTCCTCCTCCAGCCCGCTGAAATTCGGGATATGTTCGCTGGGTGGATTTTCCTTGCGTGCCGCCTCCAGCGCCTCGCTCAATTCCGAGTGCATCAGCGCGATTATCTCCCCCAGATTGCGTTCGCTGTCCCAAAATCCCTTCTGGACCGCAATCCAATGTGCTTTCTCCTGCGCCAGCTCCCATCCGGTTATAAAATTGGCTTCTTCATCTTCCCTCATCCCAAAATCCTCCCAACCAGCCAGATCACCCCGGCCAACGCCGCAATTCCCAACACCAAAGCCGCCCGGAGCCAGCGCTGTACTCTCGCCGCTGCCTCCTCCGCCGCCAATTCCTTCCTTATTCTCATGATTAATTCATTCGCATCTGTGGTCATCGCTTCATCCTCTTCAATTTCTCTAAGAGCTGCCACCAGGTCTCTCGCTGCCCTTTAGCAGTCTGATCAATCACCGCAATCCCGGTCAAGTTCTGGATCCGCTGCTGCACCAATCCAATCAACAGGGTCAATTCCTCTCTTCCAAGCTCCCGATCCAATCGCCGCGTTCCCTCTCCAGCCATTTTTGAATTCGATCCAGGACCGCCGCCCACTCTGCTTTGCTGAGGGGTGTTCCTGCTTGCATATCGCCGATTTTTGCCCATAACTCCTCCGTCGCAAACCGTACAAGCTCAACCCGAATTTCATTCATCATTCGCCCCTTTCCTCGATGCCATAACCCGGTCCAACAACTGACGCAGCACCTCCTCCCCTGGAACCCAGGTCCGCACCTCCCCGCACAAATCGCACCGCACATCCGCTACATACCCCTCAACCATCGCCATTACCTCCACCTCCACCTCTTCCTCCTCAAAAGCATTCTCCGATTTTCGGGAGGAATCAGGAGTGGGGTATTCCCCCTCCCCAAACAGGGTGGAGCTAGGTCTCGGAATTGCATGCCGATAGAGCAACAACTGCCGCACCCCGCTCCCATTTCTCACCACCAGCCCAAGCACATGCTGGCGGCTCGGGCACATCCAAGGCTTCGCCTCATACATCCTCCACCTCCTTCCCCTCCCCAAAAGCATTCTCGGATTCTCGGGAGGGATCAAGATTTGGGCATTCCCCCTCCCCAAAAACATTCTCCGATTTTCGGGAGGAATCAGGAGTGGGGCATTCCCCCTCCCCAAATCCGATCTGTGGATTTGGGGAGGGCAGGGTGGGGCTGCGCCACCAGATCCGTGCATGATATACTCCCAGATCTGCCTCCTCATATAGATAATGCGTCTCCACAATCCCATCCTCTGGCACTCTCTCCCGGATCAGCTCCTCCAGATCGACCGGCTTCCCCATCTGCATCACATGTAGCCGGTGCAGTCCGTATCGGCTCATACCCTCGTCGATCACCTCAAAGTTCTCATTCATCTTTCACCATCCGGCACAAGCTGAGGCAAACTTTTCATCTCGACCTCGCTCCACTTCACAATCGTGTTGAGACATGGTCCCGTGCAAACCTTCCCAATCAAATCCTCCCGCCGGATCGATACCAGGATCCCGCTCCCATCTACAAGCATCCCGATCACATTCCCCGGCCCCAATTTGGTCATCACCGGATCCCAAAATTTCATTTCACCACTCCTCTCTTTCCTCAATCATCCTTCGCAGCACCCCGACTGGCAGATCAAATAGGCTTTCATATCGTTTAATCGCCTTCTTCGCCGTGCATCGTTTGCTCACATGCACTCTGCCGCAGTCCGGGCACACCGGTGCTGGCGCCAATCGGATCGGATCCAACCCCAGCGCCAGGCGGATATCCCGCTCTTTCGGCTCATATTGCTGCTCAACAATTCGGAACGCCATCGCCTTGCTAATCCCGAATTCCTGCCCGACCAACCGCCAGCTTTTGAGCCGTCTGTAGGCAATTCTCAAATCTCGACGTACATCACCAATCTTTCTCATTACGCCCTTTCCTGAGGCGTTACAAACCTGTAACGCCTTTTGTAATTCGCTTCCACGAAACACTGTGCTGGAGTGTGCGGGTGTGCGGGCTCATGAAAAATCTCCCTGTTTCGGTGGGGTAGGGGGCTTCCCGATCTCCCCGCGCCGCAAGGCGATCCATAAACCTGTCACGTCCCGATATTGCCGTGTCACCTTGGTTCCCACCCCTCCCCGGATATCGAGCGCCCGTTTCCCAGCCAGCCAGCCGGTCACTCGCTGCCATTTCTCCGAGCTCCATCCAATCGTCTGCCATCGCGGGATTTCATGGCTTGCCCTCCCGTTAACCCGCATCGCCAGCTCCACCAGGGTCATGGCATCCTCATACAATGTTTCCTCGTCTTCCTCTTGATCCACCGGTCCGCTGGATAGACGCCAGGATCGCGCCCGCCAGCCTGACAAACCCAAATGCAAATGTGCTCCATGCCTGGCGGCTCGGCTCTTCCTCGGCTCTTGCCCGGATCGCTGTCCCGGTCGCCTGATATCCTTCCACCCTCAGCGCAAATGCTGCCGTTGCTGGAACGCTGGTGAGCTGCGCAGATGCTTCGGTGCCCCGCAGATCCAGGGCAGCTTTCGTAATTGCCATCCTGGTTAACTCGATCCCGATCTCTCCCAGGGTCTCCTCTGCTCTTTGCGTGCCCCATGCTGCGGTCAGCCTGGCTGCCTCGGTCTGTTTAAGAGATTTTTCTCCCGCCAATTGAGTATTTTCGATCCTCGCCTGCTGGGTGGCGTCCAATTGTCCCTGATAATAAGCAATACCGCTCACCGGATCACTCGGACTGCACCCGCCGATTGCCCCGCAAACCAGCAAAATTCCCAGAATTACCCCCATCCAGTGTACATTGCCCCTTTTTCGGTGTACATTGAGTGTATGTTTAATGTACATTGGGGCATTTTCCCCGCCGCTTGTCCCCTTCCGTGTTTTGGGCTTAAATCGCCTCCAGAAGCCCCCCCGCAAAAATGCGCGTTTCGCGCTTATATATATACATAAATATACAAAAATACACTTAATGAGACCTCGAAAAGCCCTTCTAGCTCCTGTCGGAATGTATGAATGTATGTTGGTGTACATTCCGGCGGGATTAAAAATATTTTTTGTCAGAACAGAGGAGGGGGTAGAAGGGGTCTTGCCGGAAGACCACTTCCTCCGCCTCTCAAAAAACAAATTTTTCCGACCCCAGGAACATACACCAATGTACATACATACACCTCAAAAGGGGATTTTGTCCTGTTTTACAGCCTGTGCACTGTTCGTTTTAGCCTGATCATTCCCTGTTTTCTCTTGATTCGCCGCGTTCAGATCGACAATTTCGACCTTCGCGTTCGGATCCACACCGTATCGCTTCGCCAGCGCCTCCAGTTTGATCTGATCCCAATATACAGGGAAGCCCTTCCCCCTCCGTTCTCCAACCTGAAGCTGCAGTTCATTTCGGATCAGGCTCCCGACTCCACGCGCCGTCAGGCTGTCCCGTTTCCGCTTTCGCTTGGCACTCTCATCCTCCTCTCCTTCATCCTCTCCCAACGCGTTCATCTCATCAATGATGTCATTCGCGACCTTAGCGACATCCCCGATCAGCATCATTTCCCCTTCGCCATCCGGGGTTTTGATTACATACTTTTCCCGCAAAGTATCATTGTTATGAATCCGCCACATCGCCTCAACGATTCTCGCAGCGATGGTCATTGACCGGCTGAGCACTAGGTCGGCGTTTAGCGCCCGCAGGAACTTCGTGATCTCATCAAGTAGCTGTGGATCATCTTTCGCCAGCGCTTTAATCGGCATGGTCACCTGATTGAGCCTGGAGGAGATCTCCAGGTCCATCAAATCCTCGCTGATTTCGATCTCCGGTTCCCACATTGTCAACCGCCATCGCAGCAGCAGGTTTCGGATTGCCCGGGCGCGCTCCCGAAACTCATTATTAATCTGCAGCTTGATTCCCCTCGCCTTTAGCTCGATCGGCTCCCGCGGCATCAGCTTGATCGTCAGTGATCGGGTCGATACCGCGTCATCCCGGAAATCCTTCCGCATTGCAATCAACTTCGGACCGTACGTTTGATAGTTCTCGACTTCATAAAACTTCCCCTCTGGGCTCATCCGCTCCACCAGCCGCTGGATCGGTGTACCCTTCATCGCCCCCTGGTTGAGAAATTTCACGATCATATTGCTCATATCGCCCCCATCGTGCAGGTCCGCCTCATCGATAAAGACCGTTCCCTTGAACATTTCAACTACCCGGAATAATGTCGCTGCCGTGCTGGCGCCGCTCGCTGTGATCATCCGGTAGCACAAATGACCTACTCGCCGCATCAGCTCGCTTTTGCCTGCTCCAGCCTCCCCCATCGCCCGCAGATAGCAGATTGCATTGAACGAATCGTACATCCAGGTCAACAGCACATAATAGGCGATCGTCCGCGATAAATATTTGTTTTCCAGCAGATAATGCTGGTTGATAAACATCTCAATAATTGCCACCAGTTCTCGTGTACTCTTTTGCGGTCCGATCTCGCTTGGGAACAGCACGCCCCCGTCCCGGACGAAATTTGTCGGTGCTTGCGGCACATATCGTTTCCCCTCGATTTCGATGCTTTCAGCGGTTCCCAGCTTCCGGTCCGGATCTCGGTACGCCAGCAGTGCCTTATCGGCTGCAGGATCATATAGATATTCAACCAGCCAGCCCTGGATATATCCCCCCAGTGTCTCGACGGTTTCGGCCTGATTGCCCTCTGCTAATTCCTTTCCGGTGGCTTTTAGGATGTTATTAAATTCCCGTACCCCGATATCCAGCTTGGCAGTTAGGGCGCCCAGGTACATCGCAATTTGCGCCTTGTCCATCATTCCGATCAATCGGAAAGCGGTCCGGAAAGCGTCATCCCGTTGACCGCCCCGCTGGGTTCCCGCCCAGCTTGCGACGGTCTCTGCCATCGTCGGCGATCCTGCCAGCCATTCCCTGGCTTTTTTCGACTGACGCTCCACCAGTTGTTGAATATATTGCTGCCTCGCCTCGGGATCTTCTCCTGATGCCGATCCCAATTTCGGATCACCCGCTGTATCTCCCCCCGGGCCCCCCTCTTGCCCTGTTTCAGCAGCAGCAGGATTTCCAAGCCAGATTAGCTTGCCATCCTCATATCTGGCCAATCCCATCCCAGTCAATCTCTCGATGATCTTGGTCGCCCTCGGATATCCAATTCTCAGCCGCCTCTGCAGCATAGAAACACTCAACCGCCCCTCGGATTGAGCGACCTCAATCGCCAGATTTACCAGCTCGTCGATCTGGATCTCTGTCTCTAAATCCGCATAGGCATTAACTTCCTGGATCGCCCCCTGATAATCCGTTAAGCCCAATGCCTTCATCCCCCAACGCAGCCAATCATTCGCATCCTTACCAGCCTGTCCTTCAGGTCCTTGGCTCTCTGGCCAATGCACCACCCGGCACATCGGACCCGTCAAAAATGCCATTTCCCATTCGTTGTCCCTGCCTTGGATTGCTTTCAACCCCGCTTCATCAGCATCCATTCCCAGATACAGTCGAGGATGCCGCTTGCGCAGCTCTTGAATGAAATCTTCCTGATCCTGCCAGCCAGTCCCGATCAATGCGACTGCCGGGATCCCCCACTGCCCCAGCGTGATCGCATCTGCCTGTCCCTCCACAAGCACGCAATCGTCCGCTCTCGATGAGTACGCATGATTAAAAAAAGGCTGCCTGGGTCCTGCCAGGATTACTGGCAGGTTATAAGCCTTCACCTCCCGTCCATCCTTATTGATCTCGGCGCCCAGGATATTCCGCCCGCTGAAGGTCTGTACCCGGCCATTGACATAATGCGGATAAATCAATCGGGTTTTCCCGGTGATACCCGGGATGCCTCCCCATTCCATCCATTGGGGTTGCTGATTAATATCAACTTCCCATTTAGCCGCCCAGCCTCGTACATCCCCCTGATATCCCAAGATTGCAACCGCCTCCGGGCATTCCGGGTCAATTTCGTGCAGCGAAAAATCCCCTCGCAAATCATTTAAAGCAGCAGCAGATCGCCGCCCTGAAAATCCCAATCCAGCCTCCCGGATAGTCTCATCTGTCCACCCACGATTCCTGGCGTATGTCAATGCCTCGAGATCATCCCAAAGCCACCGTTGCATCGCCGCCTGCGCCAATGCAAAGATCTTCTCCCGTTTTCGCCGCAGCTCTCGCTTACCTTCATCCTCCTGCCGCCATTTCGGCTCTGGCAGGTGTGCCCGCCTGGCAAGCCATTCAATCGCCCCCTTGAAATCCCAATTATTCCGCCGCATCACCCATTCGATCACATCTCCCTGGATCTCATTCTTCGAATTCCAGGTATATGTCTGATTTCGGGTATTGATGACCAGGCTATCGTGATCCTTTGCTCGGATGTACTTCCCATACTTCCTCTGCAATGGGAAGCCCATCTCCTCGATCACGTCTTCAATCCGGTTCGCTTCCTTGACCCTCTCAACGATGTCATCCATTCAGCGTTTCTCCACAATTGCTCTGATTTTTTGAGCGTCCGGTGCCCCACCCCCCATGGAAAATTGATTGAAACCTACCCCCTATCCCCATCCGAAAGCACTCTGCAGCCGATCGGCGCATTATGCGACATATTCTGGCCCCAATAACCCCCGCAAAACACGCCAAAATTGCCCGCGAAGCGGCAACTTGTGTCGCATAAGCCGCCGTTATGCGACATAGATCAACTGCCCGCCCGCCCGCTTTTCTGGACAGCCGCCGCATGCCTGGGCCTGCGCTGTATTTTGCGAGTTTAACTGCTACTGTATAAACTATTTGTGCGCCGCATATGCTACTGGTCATTGGGCACCCACCCCCTAGAATTGGGGCCGCTCCTGCCACTCCCGCCCATCCAGCGTGCGACCGGCTTGCTTGCGCCCAACGCCCAGATAATCGACCTCAACCCCAGGCGCTTCCAGCGGGAGATACTCGCCCCATTGCTTGAAGAAAAACGGGACATCCGCTGCCCCGCACTGATCCCGCAATGCCCGCACCCACGCCGGATCACACGGCCTGGCCTGCGGACCGCTCTCCCCTCCAGCGATCACCCAGTCTATCTGGCTATGCAGCGCAAATAGATGCGCCCTATGATTTCTCCAATTAATCCATTCACGATACTCCGGGTTGACCACAAGATCGTTGCCGTAATTGATCCAATCACATTCAGCCTCGCACTCTTCGATCAGTTCTTCCGGCTCTGTTTCATCATCAATTAAGTTGACTTGATCCCAATCGTATTCGTCAGGCTCGACGCATCGTAGCAGATCGATCTTCCCCAACAGCGGCTCCGCCGATACAAACCGCCCCTGTGATTGAATCTCCAGCAGCAGTGGAACGCGCCGATCAGCCGCCGCCTGATCCTCGACCGAGACGCCCAGCCAGACATGCTCCCAGCCCAACCCCCAATCCTCCGGCAAACAGCCAGCGATCCGCTCGGGGCGCTTAGTCAGGATCAGGTAGATCAGCTCCGGCGTTTGACGGATGATCTCCCAGGCCTCAGCGCGCCAGGCATCGGCATCCTCGATGAAGAAATCGCTCCACGAACAGGTGAACACACATTGACGCGCCTGTCTGCGCCGGGCAGCCCTGGCCCAGCTCAACGGGGCGCGGAAGGTGGTTCGCGAACGCTGCACGATCCCGGGATCCCGGCCAAAGCGCTGCTGCTCCCGGAACATATAACAGTGCGCACAGCCCTGGCTGACCTTATGACAGCCGTACCACGGGTTCCAGGAATGGTCTGTCCATTCGATGTTGCTGTTTTTCATCCTTCACTCTCCCAACTGACCCAGGCCTGCTCGGGCGTGAGCGCCTGGGCAATGCGCTCCTCGCGGCCAAACCGATTCTCAAACAGCGCCCGATTGAGGCGCTCGCAGCGCTCGCACAGCCAGAACTGCACCAGCTTGACCCGCTCAGTCTTGTGATTGACCAGCCGCAGCTCGAGTGTTGCATGCACAACCCCCTCGGCCCGCCCGCACGCGTGGCAGTAATTCAGTCTTGGATTGCCGACGATCATCGCGTTACAATGCCCTCACATAGCCGTACATTCTCTGCAACGCCCCTGCGTTGCCTATCACCGGGATGCTGTCGTCGCTGTGTGCACTGCTTTACCAGAACGGCATATAGCGGAGCGATACTCAACCTTACCGGCGCTCAACACTTCATCCCGTACAATACCCAGGCGGTTCTGTTCAAAACATATCCATCACAATTCTGCGCCAGTCGACGCCATACATCTGAACTTAGCCAGTGCCGCTCTGTCTTCACGGTACCTTAACGTCGCATTACATATTCTTGCCTTCGCCGAACGATCATTCCCAGCTTCGCCATCGCATCGCGACACCTTTCTCTGCCCTCGCTTCGCAGCGCCGATCAAATCACCGCATAGCCGCCGCCCGCGGCGCAAGGCTGAGCTTTCCCAACGCAAGGCTCTGCTTTTCAGCGCCTTACCATCGCTGCATCAACACTACTGTGCAAGGCATCCGCTCAATCTTCGGGCGTGAGCGTGTAGCGGAATTTGCCCCAGCCGCCGTTGCGCCACTGCCCCAGCCCCTGGAAATACCCGTAATCCAGCAGATCCCGCAGCGCCTGCTCGCTGATCGCCTCCCCCAGCACCGTCAGCCCGAACTCGATCCAG